GTTGACAGCAGAAACGTGTTCAGTAGGAGGACGCTTCTGTAGGCCAGACATGAGGCTGGGCCATGCGTTCTCCATCCGGCTGCACATAGTGGAGAGCCGGAGAGATGGCGGCTGCTGTGAGACGCCGCCGACCAAATTAACAAGTGAGCCGGATATTAGCATTAGATTACTCCTCGTGAGAAGGCTCCACGCATGAGCATGGAGGAGGTGCTGTAGCTGTCGTAAAGCATGTTGCGATCCGACACGTCAGACTCATCACGGAGAAGGTTCAGCCAAGCCCGTTGCTCATCTTGGACGTTAAACTTGTAGAGACTGTCAGACCCAAGTAGACGCTGCTGGGCAATACGGGCAGCCGCGAGGGCTATGTACTGCTTGGCTGCAAACGGGAGGTCATCGAAGGGTAGACCAACGAATACCTCGACCGTGATCGGGTCGGTGAATGTGTAGGCGTTGTCCGTGCGATTGAACAAACGAAGTCCACGCTGGATCACATCAATGTCAGACGAGGTGTCTACACTGTCTACACGGAGTGTATTGTTCGGGAGCACGAGCTCGTTATTAGTGTTGGGGGAGAGTATGTACTTCTCGATGTTCCAATGCCAGCCAATGGCCTGCACTGATCGTGAGGTTTCGTCGATAATGTCCGAGATAACCTGAGCGTCCGGGGCGGCGCTATCGAGAGTAGAGATGGGGGGTTCACCCATTGACGAGAGGCAGATGTTGACAGCCTGTAGCTTCGTCATGGGATTAACGTAGGTAGTCATCTATGACCTCCGGTAAATAGGTAAAGTATGAATAAAAGAAAAAGTGGGGAGAGCCGAAGCCCTCCCCGTGTAAGGATTAAGCCGCCTTACGCAGTTCGATGATGCATTCTGGACGAATGACGCCGTGCATGAGTGTTCGCCACAGGTCGTTAAGCTGTGACCGCCTTTCGGCTGCTGTAGGTCGCCCTACAGATCAGACTATATCTTTCTCCGAGTCGGAGAGTTCCCATTTCAGACCACTTGGTCTTACTCCCTTGCGGGATAGTCGTTACACCTTCCTCTTGCGAGGCTTGGCTCGGTATTGTCTCATAGAGAGGTCCACCGAATTAGAGAACTTTGCTTTGCGGATTACTCCGCAGAGGGGCCATAATTAACCCACGGCCATCTTCGAAACCATCAGGGTGCCCTGACGGCGGATGTCGTATGCGCTCTCGGACTTCAGGTCCAGGAGCTTTACGGTGCCCATTGCGTATGGGTGCATAACCAGAGCCGCAGTGTCGGAGGCATCGACCTGGTACTTAGTACCGAAGTCTACAGTGCCGGTGACGTGGTTCTGGGCGAGGTTGTTGGTCTTCACGACCTTCATGCCAGCGACGTTGATGACGGTGCCATCTTCGTATGCGCCGTTTTCGGAGGTGAAGTCCTTGTTCAGGATTTTGTCGTTCGTGACTAGGCCCCAGTAGGTAGCCGGAGATACGAAGACGTAGCGATCCGATGCCGGAATGTTCTTCTCGTCGAGGGTCTGCGCCGCAGCGTAGATGCCATCAACGATCTGCTGAACAGTCGGGGTAGCGCCGATGTTGGTCGAAACCGCATCGCCTTGCCCAACTGCGCCTGCACCGATACCCGACGGGTCGCGAGCTGCCTTAACAGCCAGCGAGAACAGGTTGCGGTCGTAGGTCTGGGCGAGTGCTTCGCCGCAGCCACGGGCGTATTCCGAGCGGACCTCGTAGTGGTTCTTTGCCTCGTCGATGTTCGCGATGAACGCCGAGCTGATGAGCATGTCGTCGATCGTGACGACCTTCTCATCGTGCTGGACAGCGTTGCCGGTGATCTCAGCACCCGGCGTGTGGTAGGCAGCCGAGTTGCCAGCAATAGCGGCGAACTGGGCAGACTTACCGTGCGACAGGTTGCGAACACGAGTCTTGTCCTTCATAACGCAGTTGTTATAGAAGACGGTCATCACTTCGCCGGACCATACCTTCAAGAAGAGGGCATCGGTGTCACCAGCGCCAGCGACCTGACCAAGACGGGAGGGAGTTGCATTAGCCATAATAATATTCCTTCTGAAATGAAAAGTGGTTGATTAAGGATTAGGGTTGAAATGTAGCACTTCTCACGATCTAGTTATCCACCTCCTCACACCCCGCAGGGTTGGGATTAGGGCCAGAAGGTTTGGTTGTTCTACTTGTGTTTGGGCTGCTTACGTCTGTTAGCAGACCGGGTTTTAATGGAGAGGTTACTCATCCGGTTATCGGTGGGGTTAAGGTTCTTGTGATCCACCTCTTTACCCTTCAGAGCTTTCTCTCCATGTTTCTTTATCATCAAACGCCGCGCTCGTTGCCGCATTATGTTGGCGCGACGGCGCTCTGGCGTCCGCGATGCTTTATACTCTTTATCGTAATCACGGGCCATCGATGTAGTTCCTAGAATATGTCGCTGTTGGCGAGTTTCTTCTCGACCTCGCGACGGAACGCCGGATCAGAGCTGTAACGTGGATCAGACATTTCAGCTCGCATCTCAGCAAGTGAACGGTAGGACTGTGGGGCAGCCTGGGCGGCAGCACCTTTGACAGACCTCCGGGGCTCAAAGCCTTCCGAAGCATCGAAACGTGCCTTCAGACCAGTCACTGCCATCTTGGCGGTGTTCAGGTCGGCACTGTTTACAGCCCGGTTGTAGGCCTCGATCTCTTCAGGTGGGAGAGTGTCCGCAGCCCACTCAATCATGGACTGGTAGTTCTCACCACCGCCGACGGTTTCAAACACCTCGTTCCGCGTACGGTCGAGGAGGGCTTCCTGCCCCTTGATGAAAGCATCGACTACGTTCTTAGGGATGCCGGACTGTTCGAGCTTTGCATAAGCATCCTCGCTCAGTTCTCCCGCTTCCCAATACTCTCTACTAAGGTCATCAAAGTCCAGTCCCGCTGCTTCTGTAGCTTCGCGAGCTGCTTGCTCAGTCTCCTCTTGTGATACTTCGGTGTCTGCTTCTTCTGCGTCTTCCGGGGTATCTTCAGTCGGGATGTCATCCGCAATATTCTGACCTCTGCTTTGTTTCTTCTCCAGTTCGGAATAGGCTTTGGCCATGTCCTCGACGGAGGCGAACTTTTCAGGTAACCATGCTGGACGATCCGGGTCTACCGGGTCTTCGAACTTAGAAGCCTCGTCCTCGAGTGAAGGGTTGTACTCTTCATCGAAGCTCTTGATTTCCACGCTTTCGGTTTCTGACATTTATCATTCCTGTGGGGATGTGGCTGCGGCCTCGTCGGCCCGTGCCTGTTGATCTGCAATACCCTTGACTACGTTCGGTGCGGCCTTTCCTGCCACATCGCCCATCATCTGCTGCATCTGCTGCATCTGGGCTAGTTGCTGTGCCTGCTGCTCCTCCTGCATCATCTGATCCTCGCTCTTAACGAGCCCAGCGGCGTCGATTCCGAGGGAGGTTGCTACGCGGGAGATGTAGTCACCGGGGTTCATGTATTTTGCTAGGACCTCAGGGCCGAGAGGCTGGAGTGCCTTCAGCATCGTGAGGTACTTGTTTAGATCGTGTCCACGACCGAGGGCTTCCAGACCTGTGACGATGGCAGGCTTCACGACACCCTTGGGGAGTGGCGGGAGGCGCTTGGCCTTGGTCATGCGGTCCATGATGCGAGTGACGAGGGGCATCTGGAACTCTTGGCTCAGGATCGAGTAGACGCCGCCGAGGGCATCTTCGAGCTCCGAGGCCATGAACCTGATCTCCTCTGCGGTCACACGCTCGGCTTGCCGTTGCACGGAGGAGTGCATGAGGAAGGCAAACGATAGGCGCTCAGTGATGGTCTTGGCGGCTTCATACGCGATCCGCATGTCGGCCTGCTTCTGGGTCTGGATGGCGGCTACGTCGTCGGCCTTGCCGATAACGATGTCACCACTCTCTGCCTTCGTGATGTCCCGCATACGGGTCACCCCGTTCGGGTTCAGCAGGAAGACAACCTTCGCAGCAACAGCAGACGCCTCGACAACAGCCTTCGAGAGGCCTTCGAGGGCGATGAGGTCGCCAATGTATTCTTCAACGTAGGACCGGCCATAGTCGTTACCGTCTACAGGGGTCCAGCGGAGGGCCATGAACGGGGGCTTCTCGATAGGCCATGAGCCCTCGGAGCCAGGTACACGCTTCTTGGCGATCTCCTGATACATCTTCCAGCGGTTGTCGTCACGGAACCAGCGGGTGAATATTTTAACGTTGCGGTCCTTAGACACGTCCGTATCGTCCTCCTCGTCGTCCGACAGGAGGGCACGGTCTTCCTCTGACAGCATCTCGCGGGACACCTCGTCCTTCGCGATAACCTCCAGGACGTTGCCCATCACATCACGCTGGACGACGTAGCTGTCCATACGGTAGACGCGAATGTCACCATCCGGCGGGAGATAGATCAGGACGTTGCCACCAACGATCAGGTGCTTCAGTGCTAGGAAGATCGGGGACCGTAGCCCGGAGGCTTCGATCTCGGACTGGACAGCCCGTTCGATTTTGTTAAGCCCCTCGTCTACCATAGCTCGACCACCAGGCCGACCAGTCATCTCATCGAGGGTGAAGTCATCGACGATAAGCCGGAAGAAGGGAGAGTTGGGGGGAAGGAGAGACAGTAGTAGTTTGGAGGCTAGGTTATTCACTCCTCGAGCGCCGATGGACTGCCACGGGGTGTAGTACTCTGTGGTAGGTCCGTGTCCATCAGGAGGGATCAGGGTTGGCTGAGTAAGCTCAGAACAACGCTGCGCCCTCGAGAGGAACGACCGGCGACCATCTTCAAGTTGCGAGTATCTCGCTTCTAGTGTCTTATCGCCTGTATTCATTGTTTAGTCCTTATATGGGAATTGAGAGGCCGCTAGAGCCACCACTGGAGGAGTCGGTTGGGATACCAAGTCCATCGGTGCGGTACTTCTTCGTGCCTGCTGCCTTGTTCGCCATACTATCCGCTGTCTTCGGAGCCGTGTTGCCAGGAGCGGATTGCTCAAGTACCGGAGGAGGAGCTGGAGGTGGCGGCGGAGGCGGAGCGGGATCGGGGGAATTTCCGAAACACATGTCACATTTCTCCTAGTGAGTTTTGAGTTAGTTCGTTGTAGATCATGCGGAGATGACGGGCTACGCCGACCGCTCCACGGTTCATCCAGATTTCTCGCTCAGTTTGCGTCGGCTCTGGGGCCGTGTCGGGATAGAGCTTCTCTAGATACTTGATCAGCTCTTCCGAGATGTAAGGAAGTTTGTCTTCGTCCATCATATTAAATCTCACAAGTTCGGATGCCGGTTGAAGGATCAAAGGTACAAGCCTCGGCCTTTGGTTCGTCCTCCTTCGGTGCATTCAGGATGCCAAATCGTTTACCAGAGGCTCGGAATGTCGTGAGCCCTTTGGCTCCACCTTTCCAACCTTGGATGTACAGGTCCTTGAACTCATCGAACTCCACGTCATCGCCTACGTTACACGTCTTCGAGACGGCACTGTCCACAAACCGCTGGGCGGAACAGAGGACATCAACGTGGGCCTTTGCATCCACCTTGTCAGCAGTGACGCCTTCAATGGCGAAGTCCCGGTAGGCATAGTCCTCGACACGTTCTACTCGGGGCCCATCAAAGGTCTGGATCGTGCGGTCATAGTGTAGGAGGTACGGAGGCTCGATGCCGGACGAGACGTTATCTGCTGTGAGCGAGATGGTGCCGGTCGGGGCAATGGAGGTGAGGTGTGAGTTACGCATACCGAACTCCTCGATGGATCGAAACACACTGTCTGGGAGTGTTTGTACGAAGTTGCTCTCGAGGTATCGCTCTTTGTCGAACAGAGGGAACGAACCCTTCTCTTCAGCCGTCCATGAGGAGGATAGATAGAGATTGGTGTTCAGGTCTGCGAGGATGTACGATTGCTGTTGTAGGTATTCTGGGGAACCATAGCGGAAGCCACAGGCCTCTAGTGCATTGGCCATCCCAGTGACACCGATTCCCATCCTGCGTGTGGCCTTGGCCTCACGCTCCTGCTGATTGAGTGGGTAGATGGTGCGGTCGATCACATTGTCCATAGCACGATGGACAGGATAAATATCACGGATAAGCTGATGCCTATCGAAAATGCGATTTCCTTCATTATCGTTCTTGACATATTTCACCATGTTGAAGGAGCCAAGTAGACAGGCTCC